GCCTGCCATAACCCACAGCTGTGTAGCTGAAATTGCGGTCAACGTTGCTGCCGCTTGAATTCAGAACATCAACGTCAAATCCCGTGCTGGTGACGTTGCTGACGTTGACCCGCTCTCCGTTTCCAAGGTTTTGCACCGTAACTCCGATGCTTGGCAGGTAAGCATTCGCCCCGCCAAGGCTTGCCGTACCAACAAAAAATGGCTTGTTGAACGTAATGGATTTGGTGCTGGTGCCTGAAGCAACGACGCCATCGCTGTTTTCTTGCCGCCGTTGGAACGTTGCCTCGTACCCCAGCTGGTCTATCGCAATGTTTTGAGCTTCATCCGAAGTGCTCAACTCTGCCTTGAACTGGAACGCACGCCCAACAAACGTTCCACTCACGAATTCTCGCCAGGGATTTTCGTCCTCAGGAAAATCGTCATCAGTGTATGTAGACGAATTAGATGGGTCATCCTTCGTGCTTCGCATGTAAAGCTTGGCATTGGCAGCGTCAGGATTGCTGCCATCAAAATCAGACCACGAGTCAACAAGCGCAGACCGTGAATCTGCTAAATCGTTGGGGTAATACCCCCTAACAGCAAAACGTCGCGCAAGATCAAGCGAGAAAACGCCTCCCAGATCAAGCGTATTTGCAAATTCATACTCTCCTGGCGTAATAACAGTGCCAAGAGCATCCATTAAAACGATTGCATCAAAACTTGTTTGGCTGTCAACATCTCCATCTCTGTCAAGCGTTAAAGCCGTAAGCACTGAGCTATACACAACATTTGTCTTGGCCCCTTGGAACGAAGGCGAATCAGAATCTTCTCGACGGGACTGCACGAGCAAACGTCCCAAAGCGTCGGGGAGATCAACCAAAACGCTGGCTGCGGTGCGGCTTTTAATTTTTAAATCGCTGGAGTCTACAAATTTGGCAAAAATTTCACCCTCCACTAATGGAACAATCGCTTCAGTAGAATTACCAGGAACGGCACGAATTAAATCAACAGAGTTGGGCCATGTTGCCGTTCCATCGGTCAAATTGCTGTGCTTAATCTGAACCTTGCCGCCAACCCTTACATCGAGATCTTCACTTAAGTCCCAACGCAGCCTTGCGCTATTTTTATCGATTGGCTCGATTGACAAGTTTTGAACATTGCCTGGGGCGGCTGTTTTGCCAATCAACCTAAATGATCCATCAGCAGGCGTGCTTTTTTTGCGAATAAAGCTGACGGCCTTAATCTTGACCTGTAGCTTTCCGGCCCTAAGCGAACGAAGCGTTACAGAACGGTTTGACGTTGTTATCTCGGTATAGTTGTCATCGTCGATTCGATACTTAACACTAAACTCGTTAAGGTTAATTCCGTCATGCTGCCAACTAAGATCAAACCCTGTGTGGACTGTTTGCCCTTCTTGGTATAAAAATTCTTGGCCAGTAATTGCCTCTGGTGAATTTGGTGGATCCGTAAGAATCGTAATCTTGCGTGGCTCTAGCTTGGCATCCTCGTTCTCAACTGCATCGTAAATACTTTCGTCATAAGCAACGGCGCTAACCCCATAAATGCCGTCGCCTGATTCAGCAACAGACACAACACGAAACTGTTGTGACTTTATGTCGTCATTTTGGAACAGAAAAACAGATCCAGCAGCAGGTGCTTGGCTGAACTCAGACTTGATCTCTATCTGTGCTGTATCACCTACGATCGTAATCCCATTATTTTTGACTTTGTGTTGCTCCACAATGCCAGTCGGCAACAGCACTGACAGCTTCGGCTTGTTTGTCGCTAAATCAGCAGACAGGTTTACGTTGCTATCGGTTGTGATTTGAGTTGTTGTTGCAGACTTGATTCGGCCTGATCGACGAACACCAGCTTTGACGGGATCAGCAATATCGATAACCGTTCCAGGGCGCAGGATAAGGCCGCTTTCAATCGCAACGCTAAAGTTGCAAGTTTCAGTCAGTGCTTGCTCTGACAAAAGAGTCCACCTACCAATACGACGGGCTTGCCCTTGGCTGTAACAACCAATCGCCTTAATGTCTTTTTTGATAATGCCGTATTTAGCAATAGCAACAGCATCCTCTACATATTCATATTCAACATCGCCAAGAGTGTCGTAAGACTGCCATGCCACAACAGCTACGGTATGACGTGCCTTTTGAGAGGTGCCTTGATACTGAAAAATGCCATCAATAACATTGCTAGGACCAAGCAAATACTGTGAATCTGCTGGCTTGTCCTGTAACAGCTGCAGCGTTCCAACGCCGTAATATGCGATGCCACGGAAAATAGCCGTCATCTGCTGGATGACGTTGTAAACCTCATCCCGGCTGTTGATTAGCATGTTGCAGCTAAATCGACGCTCCCCACCGCCTTTGCCGTCGTCAACTATCTCATTGCAATACTTGCTAATTGCGTAAAAATCGTACTTATCCAGAGCTGACTCTGGAATCCCTGCTCCATAACGCTCATTGGTCAATAGGTCATACAAAATCCATGCGGGGTCATTCGTCCAATGAACACCACCTTGAAACTCACCGCTCCAAATGCTGCCCTCTTCATATACCAACCCTCCAACATTCGCGCCTTGCGAGTCAACCGTTACAGTCTCTACTCCGTTTTTTATAATGCTTGGAATTTTTACCTTGATACCGCGAATTAGATACTTACGAGACGGTATGCTGCCAAATTGACTTGAATCAAGACGCAAGCCGACTACTGCCGAGTTGGGGTATCTAAACTTGTTTTCAATAATTTCTGTATAAGATTGAAAAAATGTTCTACTAGCGCTTTGGCTAAGGTTATCCTTTTCTTGTAAAATTTCTGAATCATCATCAGAAAGGCGTATAACTTTAATGTCAACTACATCGTCGGGGTTTGGCCTGTCAAGGTCGAACCTTAAATTGTGCTGATAAGTGCCGCTTGATTTTCCTTTAATTTTTCTTTTGATAACGTTGCTGAAACCAGTTGCTTCGTCGTTGTTTCTGTATTGCACTGCAACAGCAACTTCTACGCTATTGCCTAAAACGTCTCCATCATTCTGTATCCTGTATAAACCAGGAAGAGACACGGTAACTCTAACGCTGTCAACCTCTGTGTTGGTGATGCTTCTAGTAACGTCAGTGCTTTTGGTAACCTCCGCACCAACGGTAATTTCTTGCTGTGAGTTGGCAAATCCTTTGATCGCGCCTTGATTCTCAGTGCCTAACTTAAATTCAACTTGCGCGTTTTTAAAATTATCGGTGCCGTCAGGATTTTTAAGTGGTGTACCGTCTAAATAAATGTTTTTCTGATAAGCATCGTCGCTCGTACCATCAGTCTCGATCCCCTCAATCGTTCCTTCGCTGATTAAATCAACAACTCGGGCAAGCTGTACTGAAGCAAGAGTGTCATCAGCGACGAATGGAGATCCACCACCGCCGCCGCCTTTGCCGCCACCACCAGATCCTTGGATGTATTTGCTTTCAGTCATGACTAAACATCCTCAACATTGATGTTACTGGAGATAACTGCCGATCCAACAAAAACACGTCCGTAAGCGATTGGAACGGGCAAGCCCTGTCGGCTTGTGTTGACGACATTTGAAAACGTAAAAGACTCCAGCTGTACAGACTCTTCAATATTGGTAGGCTCTGGCTGAGGCGAAAGTGCTTGAGCAATACCAGTTAAAACCAAGCCAACGCCAATGTTGCCTGCAGCTGCCGCGAGAGCTGCAGTCAAAGTAGGAGTTGCAGCTGTCACCACAGTAGCTCCAGTGGCTGTCACAAGGGATGTAGTAGCTGTGGTGCCAAACCCAAGCGCACCATTTGCAAACAATCCTGCGCCAGGAGCCAAAATTGCAACAGTGATCAACGCAGCACCGAGCAAAATTGCTCCCGTTCCACGGCCTGCACCGGCAATGACAGGCGTAATGCTGAAAACCTCGCGGTCGCTAAATGGCAACAGCAGAGGTGCAACATTCTCCTCAGTCGCCTTTTCCTTGCTCACTGCAACGCGATAACCAACACCGTCCTTTTCGCTATCAATCAGCCACTTCTCCAGACCAGGAAAGTTGACGCACAACGCTTTGATTGCTTGCGCTGGTGTCGTCACATCAAACTCAAACCGGCATTGACCAAGCCGTTTTCGTAAAGCCCCGTAAACCTTAACGACTTTCATGCCTCAAGGCATAGGCAGTGCTCTTCCCATAGTAACTGCCATACACATCCCTGCTAGACAGCCTGCCCTGCACATGATGCAGCACTTGCTGGTTGCCGATGTAGATCGCAGCATGGTTTGGAACGGGTGAAACCAAATTCATCAGAATCAAGTCACCGGGCTGCACCTCGCTGACTGGGATCTTGCGAAATCCTTCACGGTGAAAATTCTCTGCATACAAGTTTTCGCCGTGATCCCACCACTGGTCTCTCCGGTCATAATCTCGCAGCCGGATCCCGTACTCCCTTACGTACCAGTCACGCACAAGGGTGTAGCAGTCCACAACACCGTGAACAAACTGCCGTCCCACATACGGAAGCTCAAACCCTTCCGGTTCGCAGTACCCCCAGTTTTCAGTTTTTGGGTTGACGATAAACCATGGCAATTCTGATTTCTCGCACGCCACTCGATCGGCTGGCGATGGAGCGGAAATAGTTTTGGGGTGGCTATGAACTACCGCAACAACCTCGCCTTGGTCTTCTACAGCGTCCCAGCCGCTGAGAATAAAGTGCTCATCAGGTGTTTCAGCAATGTTCTTACAGGGGAAGTAGCGCTGCCTGCCTTTGACAACAGCGATTAGGCCGCAACACTCACGAGGGTCTTCTGTCTTTGCGTGTTGCAAGATCTCATCTCGCAACCCTTCCGCCAACTGCATCATTTGATCAAGCCCGCTGAAGGGAATGAGCCAAATGGCAAGCCAGTTTTTTTACCAAAACGGCACTCACAGCTCGAAACTCGTTTGCCGCAAACGTCATCATCGTCACTGGTCACAGGATCGTCGTTTATATCAAAACGGTGGTAAGTTACCCCATCTACTACTTTTCCAGCTTCATCCCCTGGAACGTAGTTGCACCCATCCCCTTTGTATTGCCACTGGCAAACGTTGGCAATAATTTGACGGCGTGGAATTTTTTGGCCAGCAAGGTCAAACTTGCTCGCAAGTTCAAACGTAATTGCGTCTCGTGTTTCACTTTCTTTACGGTCGATAAACCACCGCTCGTCAGGAAAACGAGCGTTGGGATCAGCCGTTGGGTTGTCCAAGGTTCTTTTAAAGACTATGTTATTGCCGCTTTGATCTGTCAAAGAACCAGCCCCTATACCAGTAGTTTGGTTGCTTTCTGCAGGTTCTTCTTCGCGGAAGTTGTCCCTATCTAAATACTTTTTAAGTGTTCGGATTCTTCTGACTTCCGCTCCACCAAGGTCATTACCTCTTGTGGTTTGGTTGACCAGCAGCAGCAGTGAAGTCATGCCGCTGCCTAAATTGCTGATTGCAAGCGTTGGTCGGGGTAGAGATCCGGTGTTTGAGTATTCAAAACCATCTGCTTTGACGGGAATACGAGAATATGACTGCTCGTCAAAAACGATGTTGGCATCACCAAAATCGTTTACACCCGCGTGGAAGTAGTAAATGTCGTTGCTGCCGTGCAGCTCTGCGCTTAGCCGCACTTGAAACAGCTCAATAATTGCACTTGGATTGCTAAGCGTAAGATCGTTGTACGTTGCTGAGATTGCAGTCCAGACACACGTTCCATCCGTAACGGTGTCGCCTATTGAATTGGGCCATTCAGGCTCAGAGCTTGCTGTTCTACCAGCAGTTGTGCACTTAAAGTGCAGCCCGGTGCCTTCATCCGTAGTAGGACAACGAATGTCACCGACATCACGAGACCTTTTTCCTTTCCACTCTGCTACTGCCATTACGGTTCAAAAACTTGACGGAACGTTACCTGAATTGTTGCGCGATCTAAGTACGGAATCGACTTGCTCCACTCTTGGCAAACGAACTTAGAGCTGCTCGCCTCGCCCGGCGGTGTGTAGTCAAAAGCAAGGTTGTCCGTTGCACGCGCATCCAAAAATGTCTCGATAGTGTCAGCCTCAGTCTCTGACACCTGGAACGTCAAGTTATAAATCTTGGGGTTCTGATTCAGACCATAGGTCAGACGCTTTTCATAACCATCGCCAAAACGTACCGTCCTGACGCTTGGTGCGCTGCTCTTTTGTGTGCCGTAGGACGGTGCTACAGAAATGCCGCTTAATGTCGTGTCGAAGTTTGCCATCAGCGTGCAAGAAGACCGCCAGGACGTTTCTGCTTGATCAGTTCCTGCTGCACTGCAATACCGATTGCTTTGCCCAGTTGCGAAGCTTGATCAGCACTGCCCTCAACAGACGAACCAGAGGCATCCACGTTTACCGTTACATTAGCGCCACCCATTGCATTGTTTGGAACGATATTGCCTTGCGCTCCAGGGACAAACAGCTCAGGACCACGCTCGCCAACAAGGTAAGGACGTCCCATTTCAACAGAGCCGCCATTTGCTCTCGGAGTCGGAGGAACAAATGAACCATATCGTCCACCTGTTCCGTAGTAAGAATTAGGTTCCAGGCCCGGAACGCCTGTGCTGCCCTTGCTGGGCGCTGGAATGCCAGAAAACATGCGAGCAACGCCGATCGCGATATATTGCGCGATCATCTTCTTGGCTGTGTCAGCCAGCATTGATGCAATGCTGCGAAGGAAGTCTGCAAATGCTTCTTGTGCGCTCTTCGTTCCATCAGCAACGGCCATTAAGCTGTCAAACAGGCTGTCTGTAACAGGTTGAGTTAAAGCCAGAGCCTCACTAAATCTTTCCTGAGCAACAGTGGCTTCAAGAATCTGCGTTTCGTACAACACATATTGCTCACGAGCTGCTTTTAGCTTTTCAGCTTTTTCCGTTAGACCTCTTGCAACCGCGTCCTGAATCTCAAGATCTCTTGTTTGCAGCTCTAAATCAATTTCTTGCTGGCCCAAGAATGCTGTTCTTTGAGACCCGCCAAACGGACCATCAAACGCGCCAGGGAGCCCTGCTTGCGCTGTTGCAAGCCTCATCTCAAAACTTGCCAACGTTCTGGCAGCGTCTATTCGATCTTTAAGCCTTTGATCTGCTTTTTGAGCTTCAATGTCATTAAGTCGCGCTTGTCTTACTTGCCCAGCAAGAATTTCTAAATCTTTTCGCTTTACCTCATCTTTTACTTTCGCAATTTTCTCCAAAACAACTTTGTGATCCGCTTCAATCACTGCACGTTTACGAGCAAGCGGATTAATCTCTTCATAACGAGCAAGTTGCTTTTTAAGGCTTTGTTCAATACTTTCGCCAGTTTCAACTTTAGTAGGAGGCTTGCCAGGATCAAAAAATTCAACGCTGCCTAGCAGATCGCGAACCTGTTTTACTTTTTCTGCAAAGTTTTTAAGGAATTTTTCGCTGTTTTCTTGGAACTGTTCTTCTAGCTTTGCTGCACGCTCTCTGCCAAACTCTGCAGGATCAATTACGCCACCGCCAAGACCTGCCATGCCAGCAGTCACAACCGCTGCGTTAAGTCTGTCCATAAAAGTAATTTGTTTTGCTTGCTCAACCGCAATATCATGTTCAGCCTGCAAACGCGCTTCAGCAAGCGCCAACTCGACCACTGAAGCGTCTTGAATTTTCAGCATATTGAGAAGCCTTTTTGTCTCTCCAACGCCAATATCATCACGTGTTGCAAAAATTTCTTTTGCAAGATCTAATTCTGTTTTAACTGCAGCAAGTCGATCAAAAGCAGACGAGTCGTCGCCAAAAATTGATGCAAGAGCTTGCTTGTCTGCAAAGCTTTCAAATTCGGAAAATACTCCTACAAGCTCTAATACTTCGTCTTTAGTTATTCCCAACTGCTTTGCTAAATCTTTAACGTCTTTTGCGGAAGCTTGAGTTGCTGAACTCAAGCCGACTGCCTTTGCATTAACAGCAGCCAACGCTTTGTCAAACTTTTCAGCCTCTGCAACAGCTTGACCTATTGCCGTGCCAACAATGGACAGCGCAAATCCAAATTCGCCTCCAATAAGGCCACCGCCCAGGCCACCAATCGCACCACCAACCGCAGCAGCACCTGTTTGACCAAACAGCAGTGGAAAACCACCACCAATCAGACCGCTACCAACAGCACTACGCAACCGTTGATTTCTTTCTTGACGCTGCAATGCATTTTGTTTTTCAATTTCTTTCGTACGAGCTTTATTTGCCTTAACGTCTTTAATAGTTTCGCCAACAATTTTTTTGCCAATTTTAAAACTATCCTGGCGCAAACGATTTCTGTTTTTATCGATTGCTTGCGATCTTTTCTCCATCTCGCCTAAAGCCTTTTGAAGAGCAATTTCGTCTTTTTTACCCTGCAGTCTATCTGCAGTTAGTTTTTGAAAATCTCTGTTTTCCTCTCGCGCAGCTTTTATTCTTGCGCCCCTTGCCGTTTCTTCTAGTTTTAAAAACTGCCTACGACGTTCTTCGTTTTCACGTCGTGCGGCTGCAGTTCGATCAAAAACTTCAGCTCGACGAAGACTCTTTATCCTGTCAGGCTGGGGACCAAAAGCAGTTGCCGCTCCACCGCCAAACGTTGGTCGCTTTTGAACCGTTCGGCTAATGGTTGTTGGCGCTCCGCTAGTTGTTGTTTGAAATATCTGCCTAGACAACTCAAGTTGTTCTTTTAACTCGCGAGTGCCTTGCGCCAAAAGCTCTCTACGTCGAGCCGCTTGCTCGAACTCCATGCGACCCAAAGCTTTTTGAATTACTTCGCGATCTCGGTCTTGTTGCGCCTGAAGTTCTCCCTGCTTTCTTTTAATTTCTAAACTTTTTTTAGCCTTGGTTAGCTCTAGCTCTGCTTGGCCAGCAGCTGTTGCCCGAAACTCAGCACCAACCAGCTTTTTTTGACGCTCTTGAATTGCAATAAGGTCGTTTAAGGCATCGGCATATTCTTTAACTGCTTTTGTTTCTGCTTGTGTTCCGGCAATGACGCCTTGCAGCGTGCGACTAGCTCGCCGAAGCGCTTTACTGTAATTATCAATGCTTTGGCTGACGATCCCTCGTTCACCCAAAGACTTTGCTAGCGAGTCAGCAGCTTTGCCTGAAAGCTTGATTGCAGATGTAAGGCTTTGGAGTCGTTGTTGACCCTTGACGCCGATCTCAATATCTACGCCGTAGGTTGCCACAAGCTCAAAGCAACGACTCTTCAGCCCACTCTAACGCTTACCTTCTAGCCACGCCTCTACCCAGTTTTGCTCGTTCCATAGCCTTTTCCTCTTCCTCGTTCTTTAGCTGAAAGAACGCAGCCCAGCCGACTAGCTCTTCTTGCGTCAGCTCTTCAGCCAGCCGGGAAATGGTCATGCCCAGCTCTTTTGCAAGAAAAAAAATAAAATACCAGTCGCTATCAGCTTTTCAGACTTGCCTTCGCTTCCTCCACCTTGTTTTCCGACCCGGAAGATAGCATGGCAAGCTGGATGTCTTGAAGCACAGCCGCTTCAACAGCATTTTTAAGCTGAGCCTTTTCTCCGTCTTGAAACAAACGCTTGCCGTCTGCATCAAGCGATTTTTCAATCATCATGCTCAACGCAAAGTCGCCACTATCTTCGCTGTCGCTTTTTTTCTGAATTGACTCACGTTCGGCAATCGTCAAAGGGTGCCAATACACCTCAAGCACCACGTCGTCGCCATCCTTGACCTCATGCTTGTAAAGCTGGCTAACGCCAAACTTGTTGCGAAGCAGCTCGGTGGCACGCATAAAACAATGTCGTTTCAACTAATATACTATACAGCTGCGGTAAATTGGCAAGACACAATGCCAACAAAGTGAGAACGATCTTCAGGAGCTAAAGGGATTGGACCGGTTACGTCCATTACTCGCGGGGATACGTTAAATGAGTCAACATAGCTTGAGGCATTGACTGAGGTTAGTCCGTCAATGACAGATTCGCTAATTGCGGACAACGCTGCCGTTCCAGCAGCCTTTGGCACGTAAACGTTGCATTGGATTACCCCGCTGTAATAATCAGAGGCTGCTCCATGATTCTGCAACGTTGACTGCGTAAAACGGACAGTCATAGAAATGTATTTCTTTGACTTGCCTGGTGTTGTATAGCTAACGTTGTCATACACCATTAAAACAGTGTTGTCTGCAGCCGCTACTGCATCAGTTACGGCTTTTTCAAAAGCAGCACGAGCGTTGACTAAAGTCATAATTACAGCAAATCGGTGTACTGGACACTGCCAGCTGCACGAGAGCGAAGGCCAGTAGCAACTCTCAGTCTTACGCCGTCTGGAGTCTCCTTAAAAGCTCTGTCAATGACTCCTTGAAGCTGCCCAGGCCCAGTGCCTTGCACAAACGTTGCAACTATTGGGTTTTCTAAAGCGTATCCAGCATAAGACGCAACGTTACCAATGTTAATTACAGGATTTTTTTGAAAGTTAATATATGGAACTTCAGAAAACCTAGGCTTAATATAACCGCCTGACTTTGGCTTGGGGCCTCTAGCGTTCCCAAACGAATCACGTTGTCTAAAGATATCAGCCCAGGGCGTATCTCCTGTCTCCCTGTTTGCACGAGTTGTTGGTCGATCTTCCTTGCCCAACCGACCGCTTGCTTCTTGAGCAGTTTTTCCAGCAGCAACTCTCCAGCTTGACGCAAAATAACCTGTATAAACAGGACTGTTGTCAGGACTGGCTAAAGCAGAAAGTATTGCAGGAACAGCTTTGTTTAAGGCTCTGTCAAAGTAAGCCTCAAAGTCATTAGCAGGATCAAAACTTAAAAGGTCGTTTTTAGCCATCAGAACACCACCTCCACAATAAACAGATACTCTTGACCGCCCTTATGGGTACGGATGTCTGTGATCTGAGCGACACGGCTAGATCCTGCATAGATAAGCGAAATCGTGTCTTCAAACGTTGGCTGGCTATCCCCAATCAAATCGGGCGTAACATATAACTTGGCTGTGCGTTTTTCAGCCTCGTCTTCTTCTGTTGAACGCACAAATACAACTGGAACGTCAAACGAATACGTTGTATCAGTCGTCGTCAACGCTCCAGTGCTGGTGTTATAGCTCGGGGATGCCTTGCGGGTGTACGTGATCGTGTGATCAAACGACTTGCCTAGGTCGGCAACAACCGACTTGGCAACGCTCTTGAATAGACTGTCGAGTGCTCCTGCCATATCAACCCCTCACAACGCGGACAGAATACGAGCCACTGCCACCCAGACAATAAGCGCCGAGATAAGACTGAAGCCAAGGATAAACGTCGAATACGTTATTAACAGTTCCAGTAGCCTGGCTAGAAGTGTTGTACTTAACTTCCATCTCCCCGAGCTTGACGGATTCGTATAGCCCCGTGTCGCCGGTAGTCCCTGTAATCGAGTCCGTGTCATTAGCCAGTGCGTTGGCTAACTCATAGGTAGCGTATTTGATGTCGTTTGGGATTGCGGAGCAAGCAAGCTCAACACGGTCAACGTGATAATTGTTGCGAGGCCAGCTCAGCGCTTGGTCTGCATCGCAACGATCACCGTAAAAATTCAACGTATCGATCCAGCGCGTTGCGGAGATCAGCGCTCGATTCTTTGCATCATCAGTCTTATTGTCCCAATTCGTACTGCTTGGGACGGTCTCAAAATACGTGTTGGCTTCTGCCAACGTCACGTAGCTGTTGGCTGTCTCACTCTGGAGCGTGGCGTTGATCGTGGCAGCCATAGCAGCAAAAAGGGAAGGCCCCACCTAATGGTAGGGCCATTTGTCTCGTCAGGATCAGGACTTGAGGCCGTTATCCAAAGGAGTGTTGACGAAAATCTCAACCATGG